TCGCTGCTGGAACCTGGACGTCGCCTCAAACTTTCGGGGATCCTGTGGCACTTGTTAGAAATATTGGAGACATCGGATATTACGTGTACTCAACGCCATTGTCCCAGCAATCGACTTCGGACCGTCAGGCCCGTAAAGCGCCGACGATACAAATAGCGATCAAATCCGCTGGCGCGGTTCATTCGTCCAACGTCATCGTGTTTGTAAACCTCTAAGGAGAAAATTATGAGTTCAACTGCAATAGCTGGGGCAGATTCACTATCGGTCAACGGTAGAAACATGGCGGACTTTGCGGACGCGGATTTCGTTAAAGTCACGTTTCCTACGGATCGCGTGATGGTCAAACGATCTAAAAATGGCAATACCATTTTCGCGATCAACGAAATGGGTGGAATCGCCGACATGGAACTCAGACTCCTCATAGGTTCGTCCGATGATAAGTTCATGAACAGCCTTTTTCTCGGAATGGAAGCCGACATTTCGACGTTCAATTTGCTTGCGGCGTCGTTCTCAAAACGCGTCGGTGACGGTAAAGGCAATGTGACGGTCGCCGTTTATCAGCTTACTGGTGGAGTGTTCAAGCGTCGTATTGAAGTCATAAGCTCCGCTGAAGGTTCAATTGAGCAGAGCATCGCCGTGTATCACCTGCAATTTGGCGACGCGCCAAGGTCCATTCAATAACAATGAGTACGGAAATCGTCCTACCATCGGGCGCGAAGTTAAGTATTACGCTTTCGCCATTTGATGACGCCATGGCTTTGCAAGAAGCCATAGGCGAAGCGATGGGGGACGTTCAATTGCCGCAGAACTTAGTGGAATCTGAATTCAGCATTGCGGGAGTTCTGCAAGATCCTGAGTTCTTGTCGTTACTCGCGAACAAGATAAAATCGGTCATGCTGTCCAAAACGGTGAGAGCAGCAGTATTCAAATGCTTTGAACGAGTCACCTATGATAGTCTCAAATTGACGAGAGCCATGTTTTACGATCCGGCATTCACTGAACCGTTAATTAGAGATTACTACGTGATCTGTTGGGAGGTGATCAAGGCCAATTGCCTACCTTTTTTCGACAGTCTGATTTCAAGGTTGAAAACAAATGTCACGACGACCGCAAGTATCCACGGTTCAAAGTGACGGCGAAGGCGTCAATAGCGGTCGCATTGAGTCTCGCTTACGAATGGCATGTGAGCCCATTGGAAGTGCTCAGAATGCCGGTCGATTTGGTGATGGCGGGAGTCAGGTACAAAGAGTTCAGAAACGACTATGAACGTAAATTCGTGGAGTTAAACAAGGACAAATGAAGATAGGCGAGTTTTTCGTACAATTAGGCATCAACGCGGACACACTCAAACTTAAGGACTTCGTAAATTCCTTGGGTGAGCTACCGCTTGCCGCTGCTGGCGCGATAGCTGGACTCGCCGGAATTTCGCTCTCACTTGGCGACATGATCGAAAACACGCTTGGTACGGCGGTGGGCTTAAAGAAATTTAACGATCAAACGGGCCTTTCCGTGGATGAACTTCAAAAATGGCAAGCTGCGGCAGAACGCATGAACGTGTCGTCGGGTACGATGCAAGCGTCGCTTGAGGGACTGTATAAGAACATTACGCAGATAAAACTCGGCATGGGCGGCAACGCGCAAGGTTTCATGATGCTAGGCATCGATCCTCGTCAAAGCCCGTTTAAAATTCTTGAACAGCTACGTGCCGCGAGTCATAAGTACAATCGCGAACAATTCTCCGAAATGATTGAAATGATGGGACTTAGCCGTGAAATGGTAAGCGTGCTGCGTTTGTCTACTGCTGAATTTAATAAACAGTCAAACGTTCCGAATATGAATTTAGAGCAGATGGAGAAATTCCTAAAGCTCAAGAACGAGCTCGTTGAAATGGGCCAGGAAGCTAAGCAATTTGGATTTGACGTCATGGAATTCTTGGTTAAACCCATGGAACTGCTCATTAAATCTGAACAGATGCTTTATGACGTGTGGCAAAAGATGTTCAAAGCGGGATCTCTTGCCAAAGAAGACATCGAAGTATTCATGAAAGGTGGAAGCTCCATAACCGGCGATTTGGTCAATTTCATAATGAAGCGCATGTCGCCGATCGGTGAGAAACCGGCCATGGGTAGCGTGACCAACAATTTTGACGTGGACATCAATAATCATGGTTCAGATCCAAATTTGACTTCACAACGTAACGTTGAAGATCTGACCAAGATGAAGAACAAACATGCAGGCGTTAGATACACAGGGACGGCGTATTAATGGCATTTGCTGAATTACCTAAAGCGGGACTTGGATTCATAAACACAGGTCAATCCTATGTCGACGGATTGGCCAATAAGTTTATCGTGAAGCCTAAATCCGTGGCCGGTATCGGTGGATTTGTCTTTGATTATGACGGTGAGACTACCGTACAATTGCAATCGGAAATCACCGACCATTACATAGAAGACAATTCATCGGTCCAAGATCACATCGCTAAAAAGCCAATTAGGATCACCATGCGAGGATTCGTAGGCGAACTCGTGCAGAAGAAGCCGCAAGGACTCTCTGGCGCACTGGACATCATTCAAAATCGTTTGTCGCAGGTTCCGGCTTATTTAGGTAAATACACGCCTACGCAGATTGCTAAAGTGCAAGCGGCGGTCACCAAAACTCAGAACGTGGTGTCGGCGGTGAATTTTAGGCTTTCTCAAATCAACAACTTGGTCGGATTCTTCGACAGTTCGGCCACAGGCAAGACCGCGCAAGAAAAAGCCTATAAGAAGTTGCAAACGCTATGGGCCAATCAAACGGTCATGGTGATAGTCAGCCCATTTACCACCCATAATAATATGGTGATTGAAAATCTGACGTTCGTACAGGACGAGACGACCAAATTTTGGTCGGACATCGTTGTGGTCATGAAGCGAATGTCTTTCGTCAGCACTCAGACGCAATCTGTCAACAAGAATATCAACAGAAACGTGCAGGGAACGCAACCTAAGATCGACAAAGGACAAACCAAGGGAACGGTTGTAGCTGTAAGTAGCCTTAAAGCATCATTTCCAAACTTAATTCCTCAATAAGGGTATGAATGATACAGATAGACAACTTATCGGACGACGCGGACCAAACGACGGAAGTCGTGCTCGACGACGGATCTGTAGTACAGTTCGAATTCAACTTTCTTCCTGCGGTCCAGCTTTGGATGATGAACGTAACGTATGGTTCGTTTCAGGCGAACGGAATAACGTTGGTTTCACATCCCAATATTCTTCGGGAATTCAGAAACAACATTCCGTTCGGACTCGCTTTGACTTCTGCCGATGGCTTCGATCCATTGGACATTTCGGATTTCATAAGTGGGCGGATCGTGTTGTACGTGCTTACGCAATCGGACGTCGCCGACTTGGAAGCTTCAACCTTCGGAGTTGGTGCTTGAAGCTACAACGCAAATATCAGTTAACGATCCAATATGACGATTTGGGCTCAACCGTCGTCATAAACGATCCGATCACGCTAGAATTGGATATTCATAGGGCGATTTTTTCCAGTGTGAACACGGCGACTTTCCGCATTTATAATTTGTCACCTACCAATCGCTTAAAGCTCATTCACGATTGGGGAGATTTCAGCCATTATCGCTCAATCACGCTAAACGCCGGATACGAAGACCAGACGCCGTTACCGCTCATTTTCAAGGGCAATGTCATACAGTCTTATTCTAGGCGTGAACGTACCAATTTTGTGACTGAGATCGAATGCTATTCGGGCATTTATGCAGTCAAAAACACGACTGTGCAAACGTCTGGACAAGCTGGCGTGTCCACGTCGCAGACGATACTCCAAATGATTCAAGCCATGAGCAAGAATCACGTGTCCTTGGGCGCAGTCAGCACGTTTACGAATCCCGCATCTTCTCGCGGCGACGTGTCGTCGGGCAGCGCTTGGGACAAAATACAATCGCTCGTCCCCGATAACGCACAGGTATACATCGATAACGAGAAAGTCTACGTTCTTAACGAGAACGATTACATTCAATCTGCGGACGGCTTGGATTTCCTAATCAACGCGAGTACGGGACTACTTGAGACTCCACGGAGACAAAGACTTCGGCTTGACGTATCAACGCTCTTTGAACCGCGCATAAATATCGGTAACGTGGTCAAATTGCAAAGCTTAGAAGAAGTCTATAACGGTAGGTATCCGGTGATCGGCGTCAACCATAGCGGAATTATCAGCGGCGCTTTTAGTGGCAAGTTAACCACTACCATAAATTTAAACAAGGGAACGGGACTGCTCAACCCTGTGAAAGGGCGATGAACACAAAAATCATAGATCCTACTATGGCGGACGTGCTCAACGATTTTAAGAAAGACGTGTTTCGAACCATGAATTGCGTGAAAATAGGCAAGATAATTTCTTTTAACGGAATCAAGAAATCCGCGCAAGTGCAAATTTTATTTAAGGCGGTCAACGCAGACGGAACATTTACATCATTGCCGGTGCTCGTTGACTGCCCCATTTTTACTCTACAGGGAGGAGCAAGTGCGATTCAGACTCCGATTACTGCAGGTGATAATTGCCTTGTACTCTTCTCTGATCGTAACATTGATCTGTGGTTTCAAACCGGGTCCGAAAATGCTCCTAGTAATTCTCGATGCCATGATCTTTCTGATGGCATTGTGCTGGTGGGGCTTAACGCGTTGAATAGTCCAATGAGCGCTTACATAGCGAACACGTTGCGTATGTTCAACGGTACGACTGAAATCGACTTAGGACCGACGCTTGTGACCATTAAGAACGCGACGATAAGTTTGGGCATGCTAATACAAAATTTCATAACGGCGCTTGAGAGTTTACAGGTCGTAGGCAACATTGCGCTCACTCCAGCGTCCATAGCCATTCTTGAGGCGCAAAAATTGTTATTTGCGACGTTACTTTTATGATCATAAGAAAAATCGACGGTCAAAACGATTGGACGTTTGGGAAGGGAAAATCCGACTACGCGACCGATGAAGCGGCGATTGAGCAAAACATAAAGACGCGCTTACTTTCTTGGGTGAACGATTGCTTCTTCGCGTTGCCCGAAGGCGTGGACTGGAAGGGACGGCTTGACGCCGGGCAACAGTCGGATTTGCTCGAAGAAGTGAAAAGTATTATTATGCAATCGTTTGGCGTGATCGGGCTCTTATCCGTGGTGGCGAATTTCAACGGGCAGCATAGACTGGACACGATTACGTACACGATTCAAACGATTTTTAGTTCGTCCTTTCAAGGACTAGTCACGTTTACGTTTGGAAACGCTAATGCCTGATCAATTAGATAATACTGGCCTTCACGTGAAATCGCTAACCGACATCATTGCGGACATCACTACCGCGTTGCAGACCGCTTATGGATCGGACATAAACCTAAGCCAAAATTCGCCTGACGCGCAACTTATGAACATCTACGCGCAAGCGGCGTCGGATCTTAGGCAATTGCTCGTCGCCGTCTACAATAGCTTTTCTCCGCTGTCCGCTTCCGGCACTACGCTTGACGAGAGAGTGGCCATAAACGGTATTACTAGACTCGCTGGCACTTATACATTACAAAACGTGAACATAACTGTAAGCGGGGCGTTAACGCTCTATGGGCTAGATCAATCCGCACAACCAGTGTTTACGGTGGCAGATAACGCAGGCAATCAATTTCAACTTGTCGCTACGCAAACGCCTGGAGGTCCTGGAACCAACACTTATCAATTTAGAGCCGTGGCCGTTGGCGCGGTGCAGACTCTCCCAAATACGATCACCAATCAAGTGACCATCGTTCTCGGCGTTACTGCCGTGAATAACCCAGCGGCGGCAACTTCAACGGGCGTTGATGAAGAATCGGATGCGGCGCTCAAAATTCGTCAGGCGCGTAGTTTCTTCTTAGCCGCTACGGGACCCGTTGACGCCATAATTGCCGCTCTCTTACAAGTAACCGGCGTGACTAACGCGACTGTCATCGAGAACGCGACCGCAGGAACGGTCGGCGGCGTTCCTGCCCATGGAATTTGGGCGATCGTTGAGAATGGATCAAACGCAGACGTCGCCCAAGCTATATATTCAAAGAAAGCGCCGGGTACGCCCATGGTGGGCGGCACGTCGGTCGTAGTGTCTCGTCCTAGTGGTGGGACCGAAACCATTCTATTTGACCGGCCATTATATACTAATTTGTATATCAGGTTCACAATACTCCCGCGTAACGCAGGCGAGACGTTTGATACGGCGCTCATTAAACAACAATTATCTGCAGCGATCGCGTACAAGATCAATCAACAGGCCAGCATCGGTGACCCGATTAACGCCATGTTTACAATTGCTCCAGATGCGATACTCACGTCCGTTGGTGTGGGTACGGATGGCGTGAATTACTTTGACACGGCGACTCCGGCTACGCCACAATATAGATTTTTAGTCGATCCGACGAGAATTATCATATCATGACCAATGATGAACTGACCGCATATTATCAGAATCTGCTCACGATTCAGTACAACAACAAGCCTAAGGCCCAAGCGACTATAGCTGCCATGGTGACCGCCACCATTGCCAATCAAGTGTTTACAGCTGTGCGTGACGGATTCAACATAAATACGGCAGTCGGTTCACAATTGGACGTCTTGGGCAAGTACGTCGGCGTGAATAGACTCGTGTTTGGATTAAATCCTAATAGGCTATACTTCTCCATGCCAGCGTACGCGGACGGAGACATAGGTACAGTCAACGGATTCGCCGTTTATACGCAAGCACCTAGCACGATTACATGGTACTTTTTGCAATACTCGGACGTTACAAATCCAAATTATTCGCTTACGGATGACGAGATGCGCAGACTCATACAGTTTAGGGCGGCTGTGCATTCTTGCGATTACGCATACAAAACTTTGGACAACATCTTATTCAAATTTTTCGGCACGAACGTCGATTTGCAGGAAACATCCGACATGACGATCACATATCATCACAATCCGGCAGATACTGACACTCTTTTCGCAGTAGTGGTGGCGACGGGTAGCCTACCACGGCCAGCAGGCGTACTCGTTTTAACGAGCTAAGGGGAATCTATGGCGAAGTCTGTAACTAGAAAGTTTCTAGCGCAATTCGGGTCTACAGGACCGACTTCCAAATTCGGCCAGTTTGGGTCGCTCGTGGCGGGCTCACCTGTGAACACCAAAGATCCGTTAACGATACAATCGCTAACCGCGTGGCTCAACGGCATACAAGACGCGTTGTACGGCGCTAACAAAGCGCCGCTTATGGAAGACTTCAACGGGCTTCTTTATGTGGCGTTTTGGCAAATATTCTATTTGCTACAAGAAGGCGTTCCCGAATGGGATTCGTCGACCACGTATTTTACGGGTAGCATCGTTAGAGCACCTGGAACCGGCAATTACTTCGTGTCGCTCGTAGACACGAACTTAAATCAAGCGCTACCTTCCGCAGGTTCTGATAACGCCAATTGGCAATCAGGTTTCAACACGCCTGCGGTGCGTGTAGGCAACGGACTTGTAGACGCTCAAATTTCTACGGTTGCCACAACAAAGCTTCTAGGACTCATAACAGACGGTCAGATGTCCGGAATGTCCGCGTCAAAGCTCATAGGGCAAGTTGCCGATGCGCAAATTTCTAGCCTATCCGGTAGTAAGGTGACAGGCGGATTTCCTGCATCGTCGATTTCAGGTACGCTCGTGCAATCGCAGATCGGCGCGGGAGCGATTGGAACGAGTCAGCTTAAAACCGGTATGGGTTCGGCTTCGGGCAACGGCGGTGGTAATCATTTTATTATCATGAACGACTACACGTTTTTCCCATCCATGCAGAGCGACGCCAACGCGGACGTGGTTGAAACTTACCCGACTACAGACAATGGCGATACCGTGGGCAGATTTTCAACGACCAACGCCGACCATTATACGCATCGTTGGAGATACGTCACCGCGTCCGACGATCCTAGGATTTGGGTTGTGCTAGGTAAAGACGGCAAGATTCAACACGTTTGGGAATCTGAGGACCCGCCCAATCATGGAGACGTTGCCGACGGATTTGATGAAATTGCGCCTTTCACTGGTGATGACGTCATACGAGTGCCGGTGCTTGATCATGAGCAATTAGTTAGTTTTTACAACAAATTGTCAAAAGAAGTTTCTTCACACATTCTTATCAGATATAATAGAATATTAGGCAAAAAGGGATGGGTAACATTTGGAGACGCTCAAGAACTTGTGCATCCATCGGCAGTTTTACAGGTGGTTCCCGATGGCAAGCAAGCCATGGCTACTCATTGGTTGTTTCGTCACATCGCAGGTAATACCAGCGCTTCTGAAGCGATTCTTAAACTCTGCGATTATAGCCCTAATGATGGTAGGCTCATTTTGTCACAAGAACACGTAAGCAAAGTTAGACCGACATACATAGCAGTTTGAACTTTAAGGAGACACAAATGAAAAAGAAAATTCTATTCGCTGCGATGGCTTTGCTTTCGCTCGTCGGTGCGTCAAAGGCTTTAACGCCGGTTTATTATAAGAACATAGTCACCGATAATCCGCTGTCTTTCAGTAAGCGTTACGTGTTAGACTTAAACGCGCTTAGCATAAATTCGATCGCGTTCACAGAAACCGTGTCCAGTACGACGCAAACCACGGCGACGATTACAGACGGCACGACGTCAACCAATACGATTACAGTTACGGCGGGGACTTTATCCGCCATTGCTGCCGCCGACAA